ATATCAAAGAACATTGTATTGTTTTCCAATTTTACTTTACTCATTGGAGAATCCCAAAAAGGATGTGGTTCTTCTGTATTAAAATGATTAGTTAAATCATACTTAACTACTTTTTCTAATGCTTCAATTTCTTCTTTTGTCAAGCCTGTATCATAGGTCATTGATTCCCCATTTACTAATGCTTGTGAGCTTTTAGGTCTTGTAAAACTTTCTTGTCCTGATTTACCATGCCATTTTTTAATTTCAATTGGTCTAACTTCAACCAATGTTTTTGTTTTTGGTAAGCTAAATGTTTTAGCTATTTGTTTTTCTGCCATAATTTCTATTTTTGAATTATTTGTGCAAATATAAGATTAAATTTTAAATAAAACCTACTCTAAATTTATAGAGTAGGTTTTTATTTCCTATGTTAGTTTCTTGATAAAATCAATTCACCACATTTAGTAACATCTTGAATGTGAATACCTGCTGAAATACCAACATGCATTTCATAGTAATCACCAGCATGAGCTGACATACCTCCATTAACAGGACCCCATGGACCTTGAGTACCACAAACATAAGTAAATGTAGAAGAATCTTTTTTCTTCATAATTTTAATGTTTGATGCTTTGTTTTCTCCAGAGAAATCAAGGAATGTAATTCTTTGAGATTCCATAGGGAAACCAGTTACAGGGTCAATTTCAAAGTTAATTTCTCTATCATCATAAAGAGGATTGTGAACTAACTCTAATGAAGCACCATTAGCCATGTTGTACTTAACAAATTGATAACCAGCTTGTAAAGCATTTGTATGAACATCAGATTTTACTTTATCAGTATAAACCTCAACATTTTTAATGAAACCAGATTTATTTTGCCAATCTTGAATAGCTCTGTGGAATTGAATCATACCATATTCCCCAGTATATCCTTTGATTTGTCTTCCTTGTCCAGGTTTAACTCTTGAATAGAAAATATCTTGAAGATACTCTTCAATCAATTTAGCAGTCAAGTGAGAATATCTGTGAACATGTGAATCTTCAAGTTGTTCTTGAATACCAGCACCCATTCTTACAGGTCTTCCATTTGCACCAAGAACTGTTTCAGCACTTCTTGAATACCAGTAACCTCTTTCAATTTCTCTGTACCATTGTAACCAATATTCAACTTCTGCATACTTCATCCAAGAATTGTGATAACCACCTTTAGAATCTGGAATTGCTACAGACAAAACTTCTTGAGAAGCATAGTCAGTAATTCTGTATTCTTTTCTGTATTTAGACATCTTGTTGATGAAAGCAATTGGTGTACTGAAAGTAGTAGAACCAGATTGTTCAGCAGCTTCTTCATATTGAGAAAATAATTTACCCCATTGAGAACCTGGAGATAAATATTTAGCAGGAATAAATGCTTGAGGGTCATCAGAGTTCATTCTTACTACATAAACAAATCCATCACCATGTTTCTGAACTTGATTTTGTACACGAACCTGGAATCTTTTATCAGAAGTACCTGGACTTAAAACATCCCCTGGTAAATACCAATTTTCATCCAATTTAATTCTGAAAGTTTTCTTGAATTTACCTGGTGTCAAGTTTGAAACAGGTTCAACATTCTCTACTACTACAAGTGGTCTTGTATTAGCACCTTTCATTTCCCATTCCCAAGAGGTACTTGTGATAGTTTCCTCTGTTCTTGGACTACCCATCAAGGTAGAACTAATAGGGTTATCAGCATAGTAGTTTTCGGAAGAGAATAATTTGTCCATTGTTCCAGCTAACCTTGCAGGTTTTGCTAACAATGCTCTACCTAAATGGTTTTGCTCTGTCATTCCTGACATCCACTCCATTTCTTTGGTAATAAGTTTATTTCCTAATGTAGCCATAATTGTTTATAGATTAATTTTAATTAATATTAGTCAAGTAAATCTGCTAAAGATTTCTTTGGTTGTTGTGAACTTCCTTTTGACCCTTTTATAATAACTTGATTATTTTGTATTTCTTCTTTAATTCCTTTTGAGAATTTTGTAATTTCTTTATTAGTAATACTTGAAAAATCAAATTTATCTTTTACAAGTTTAGCTAACAATATTGTTTGTTCTTTGTCTCCAAATATACTAAACAATTCTTGTTGAAATTTAGTTACTGTTCTACCATCTTGCAGTTTTATATTTGCATCTGATATATAAGAAGGTAAAGATTCTTTATCTTGCTTATTTAACACTAATCCTTTAATATCATTTAAAGAACTTATTTGCACAGTTATATCTTTTTTATAAGTTTTTTGTGCTTCTTTTTCAACTTCTTTTCTTTTTTCAGCTTGTTTAATAGTTTCTTGAATATCACTATCTTGTTTAGCTATTTTCTTTTCAAATGCTTTTTTAGAAATTCCTGCTAATTTACCACTCTCTTTTAAGAACTCAATTTGAGTATCTATATATTCTTGGTCATAACCTTGGTCTTTTAAATCTAAAGATATTGCTAAAACTTGATTTGATTCAACTTCCATATCAGTATCTTTATTAATACCTGATACTGTTTGAGTTGTCATTTTAGAAAGCAATTCAGTAAAATCTCCTCCTTTAGCAGAATATTTAATCAATTCTTTTAAAGCATCTGGAAGGTCTTTAATAGTTTCTTCTACACCAGCAATAATAGAAGCATCCCAATTATCTTCTAAAATCTCATCAGCTAAATCATCTGTTAATTCAGTACCTTCTTCAAGTTCATAATCTACAAGACCTTTTTCTTTTAAGAACTCTAAAGTATCTTTACTTTTTACTTTGACTGTTTTATCATCAGTTGTAGTAGCTGGTACTTCTTCTTCTGGAGTATTTTCTCCAGCAAAATCAAAGACATAATCTTCTTTAGCTGCTGGTGTTTCTTGTTTTTCAGGAACTTCTTTTGGTTCTGTAGTTGTTACAACATCATCTTTTAATGCTGCTTCTACTACTGTTTCAGGTACAACTGCTGTATTTTCAAAAAAAGCAGTTTCTCCTGTTTCCCATTCAGCAAACTGATTGTTTGCAATTTCTTCGTTGTTTTGTGTTTCTTTACTCATAACGGTACAAATTTAATATTATTTATTTATATTAATCAAATAAAAAATGAACTTTTATCATTTGATGTGTAATAGCCATTTCTTGCTTTTAGCTATTTTTTAGGACTTGTTTTTTTAGGTAAATTATTATTCATATTTATTTTCGACCTTTCTATACTATTTTTTTCTTTATCATTTTCTATAGTATGGTCTAATTTTCTATTCTCTAATTGAGTTTTTTCCATTTGGATTTGAACAGCATTAGCATTTTTCATTACTTCAATAATATCTAATTGTCCATCATTATCAACATCTTTGTTTTCATTGAATCCCATAGACATCATAGCTTGTGCTTGAACAACAGTTTTTCTTCTTTCTTCTTCTTTAAGAATAATATTATCTTTTTCATTTGCCCAAACTTCTTTTTCATGCTCTCTTGCTTTATCAGCTTGTTCAGAATCAAATTCTCTTTGTTTTTGAGCATTAGTATCTTCTCTTTCATGTCTTGCTTTTTCAGCAGCTTTAAGAGCTTCTTCTGCTTCTTGAGTACCTTTTTGTTTAACAACAGCTAAAACATCAGATAATTCAATAGTTTGATTTTGCATTGCAGCATGAGCAAGATTTCTAACTAATTCTTGAGATTCTTGTGCTTCTCCACTATCTTCAATAAATAAACCTAAAGTAGAATTATCAAGTAAATTAACATCTATATCAAGTATTCTTCTTGACATATCATCAAGTACATAATTTAATACTTCTAATTTAGAATTAGTGTATGCTATTTTAGCCACAGTCAATAAAGAATTTAAAACATTCTTTTTAACAGAAGCATGTAAATCAAAATAAGGTTCTAATATATGTGAAGTTTGAATTAAATTTTGTTGATTATTCCCAACTGATTCACTTGCAGAAGTTTGTCCTAATACAGGGTCAGTAACACCAACAGATTTACCACATCTATTATCTATTGCCATAGCTAAATTGATATAATTATTTATATCAGAAGCTAACGATAAATCTATAGTTTTAGCAATAGTATTTACATCTTGTTGTGTCATTCCTTCTTCATCAGGATTATACCACATAAAAGGTGTACTTTCAAAAAAGTATTGCCATTTTTCAACATCAATACCAGCACTTTCAGGTATAGCATTAATATTCATTAATACTTTTTTACCTTTGTCAGATGCCATAAGTAATTCTATTCTATACCATATAATATTATAATAATATTGGTCCACTCTCATTCTATCCATAGGACAAGTAGGTTGAGAGTTTGTATTATCATATATTACACCATGATATGAAAGTTTACATTCATAAATAGTATCTACATCTTTAGTTTGTCCAGGAACAGGTTGCATATTTTTATATATGTCTGCACCTATTTTATATCCTTCATAAGTTTCAGGAATCCATTCCCACTCAATTTTTACATCACCATTTTCTTTATTTAATTTATATTGTTCATCAACAAGAAATCTTGTTTGTAAATTACCATCTTTATCAATATAATCTAACCAACCAACTTTTCTTAATCCTTTAAATTGAACATGAATTACTTTTACAGTATGATGATTTATATCTACATGAGAATTACTGAAATCATGTAAGTTCTCTCTTAAATAAGTTTCATTATAGTTATGATGATTTTTATATACATCATCAATTTCTTTATCAGTTAATTTAAAAGTTTTAACTACATCAGAAGGAGACATTCTCCATTCTGCTACTGCCCATTCTCCATTTTCAATATAATCTAAATCAGGAGATTTATCACAATTGAATCTTATAGGATTAACTACTTTTAATACAGGTTTATTATTTACAATACCTACCCAATATACTTCATAAGCTGTAAGTAAACCATATTTCCAACCATTATTAAATTTTCTTTTAATATCTTGCTCTTTCATCAAGTATTCCATTATCTGATGTCCTTGAACTTCTGATGGGTCTTGATGGTCTCTTTCCATATATCTCTTAACTTCTGGTGGAGTTTGAGCTTGTATAGCTTGAGCAATTTGGTCTTGTATATCTTTTTTTTCTTGAGGGGTTAATTCTTGCCCTTTTGTTTGTTCTTGATATTGTAATTCAACTTGTTGTTTGATTGGCAACATTATTTGTTCAATTACATAATCTCTAATTCTTTTACTTTGTTCTTCTTCTCTTCTTGTTGTAGCTTCTACATTTGTAGCTAATACTTTATAACCAAAAGGTCTTTTCATCTCCATACCTAATAGAGCTTTAATTCTATAAGAACTAATATCTCTATTGACCATATTTGCAGGTAATTCTCCTACTTCTGCTCCAAAAGGAGTACATACATAAGCAAAATCAGCCAAGTCAATAATATTATTATATAAATCACAATTGACTTTCATTCTTTTGTATTCAGAAATACCACCATAACCAGAAGCAGTATTATTAGCTTCCTTGTCATAACTGTCTATCTTTTCTTTATACCATTGAAAATCATTAGCTTCTTTCTCTTTACGAGTAAGTCTATGAGTATCAAAATTTGTATTTAATTCAGCCATTTTTTATATTTAATATTGTTAATTAAATTATTGCAAAAGTAACATTTTTAATTTAATCTTTTATAAAATGCACTACTATTTTTATTATACATATTACCCATCATTGATACAAGTTTTTTTGCATTCTTATTTGGTGTAGCTTTTTCATCATATTCTTTACCTAATAAAGATTCTTGTTCTTGAAACATAACTTGCATCAATGCCATAACTCTATCAAAGTTTCCTTTTCTATTATATGCAATCAATTCTTCTAATAAACCAATTGAATCAATTTGGTCTATAGTAGTTTGTGGTTTACCATCTTCATCAAAATCTTGAACATCATTTAACCAATCTTTGATATATTTTTCTCCTGCATCTTTCAATTGTTCATTCATGTGGCAACCATATACCCTTGCTACTCTACTATTTTTAACATTTTTAGATATTACAGCATCAGGTTGTAATGCTAAATAGTGTAACCATTTTCTTCTTCTAAAGTAATCTTTTACATGAGTAACCTCATTTTCATACATTACTTGAGTATTATAAAGTTCAGCAAACAATTTAGCAATATGATTTACATCATCTGCACTTTCTGGTCTTCCTATATATTCAGCAACTATTTTTCTTCTTGTAAATGAACCTTTTATAATAGTTTTATATACAATTATTGCTGCTAACGAAGTACCTTTATCTTGCCTATAAGGGTCATAACCTATTTTATATGCTCCTGGAACAGGAACTTCTGATGGATATTCATATATAATTGGACAACCTTCTAATGAAATATTATCAGGTTTCATCTTATATACAGGATTAGCACTACCATCTAAAATAGGTTCTGCTACCACTTTACTTTTACCAGCATCAAAAAATAGATTAACAGGTGTTCCTTTTATTAAATGTAAATTTTTACTTCTAACAATTTCTAATCTTCTTTTCAATTCAATGATAGGAAAATTATTTGTTGATACCATACCAAATGCTTCAAAAGGACCAAGAGGTTTTTCTTGCATTCTCTTTTGCATAGCAGCATTAGTTGCTCCATTATCAACACGAAATTTTCTTGTAGCTAATTCAGATGAAATAGCTGATGCTTTATTTGAATTTCCTTGTTCATCATAGTGTCCTGGCATATTCCAAGATATAGGATGAAAGAAACCACACTTCATATCTTCACTATCTTTATCCCAAACATTTTGAAAAGGAAGTAATCCAAATGCTAAAGGACTACTATGCATTTCAGCATAATCTGCTGTACCACCAGTCATATCTCCAGATGTACCAAATATTGTAATAAGACCAGTTTTAATATCACCATCCATTACACAATCTTCTGATGCAACATAACTATCTTTTAATAAACCAGGAGTACCAAAAGAACCAGCTTCTTCAAATATTAAGTCATAAGCATCTTTTCCCCTTGCAGAATCGGGATTATCTTTAAAAGTTAAAGACATTATTTCTGACATAAATCCTCTCTCAATAGGTACACCTGCTTTTATTTCTAAAGTAGATGCTCTGATATGTCCTTTACTTATCTGATTAATAACATCTCTTGGATATACCCAAGGAGTATGTTGAGAAATAAAGTTAAGGTAATTATTTGCCATAGTAAATATACCTTTTGGGTACAAATACTTTTTATCTTCTGCACCAAATATAGTAAGTTTATTAGGTTTTGTAAGATAATTATTTACCCCAATAGAAGCATTCTTAAATGAATAACCTTTTCTTCGAGATTTACCTACTATAAGATTATATCCACCATAAAGATAATTTGGTTCAATTTTAACATCAAGATGTAGAGAATCAAACACTTCTTT